ATAGCAACTCTCCAAAAACCGCTATGCAACTGTCGTTGGTGCAAGGAGCAATTATTGCAGCAGCGCAAGTTGCTGGAATTAAAACGGTAAAGAATGTAGCACCTATGGCTTGGCAAAATTATATTGGAACCAAGCTTTTGAGTGCAGCAGAAAAGCAAGCAATTGTAAAAAAGACACCAGGAAAATCTAAGTCATGGTATAAAGGAAAAGAAAGAGAATTAAGAAAACAAAAGACTATTGACTATGTTAATAATAGGTACAACATTAAAATTGATGACGATGATGTGGCAGATTCAATCGGTATAGGATCTTATGTAAGCGACAAATGGGGTGCTATATTTGAGTAAAAAAGATTTTTACAAAAATAAAAGCTGGCTTCACAAACGTTATGTTCAGGATAAGAAAACTCCAGAGGAAATAGCGCAAGAATGTGGTTGCACAGTACAAACAATTTATCTATACTTGAACAAGTTCGGATTAAAGATGGGAAGAAAGGGCAGAAGATGAATGACGAAGTAAATCATCCTAAGCATTACACAATACATCCTAGTGGTATTGAAACAATAGAACTTACAGAACACATGAATTTCTGTCTTGGCAATGTTATAAAGTATGTTATGCGTGCCCCATACAAGGGTAAACAAATTCAGGACTTGGAAAAAGCAGCCTGGTATTTGAATCGTGAAATAAATAGACTTAAAACTATTGACAAAGAATAGACACCATGGTAGAATTGTCCTACCTACCATAAAGGAGTAAAAATGGGACGACGCAAAAAGGTGCAAATAAACGACCCCTTTATTAGAGAGGATAGTTTTACTACACAAGAAGGCAAGGTAGTAAATCAAGGAGATATAATTAAAATCAAGGGTATTTGGGGAACAAAGTTTAGGTTTCATCAGCATGTTATAAATCCAGAGAATAATAGGTCTTGGATTGATTGCGTAGAATTAGAAAAAGGTGTTGGTTGTGGTATGCGTTCTTTTTATGAAGATCGTGTAAGGGTAATGCCTAAGAAGCGAGGAAAGCGTGTCAAAAGAAATAGATCTAGTCAAGCATCTTGATGAAGTAAACAAGGTTGCATCAGAATATTTAAAGGGAACTGATACAGCACAGATAGCACGGGAGTTAGACATACCCCGTACCCGTGTAATGTCATTGCTCAATGACTGGCGTAAAATGGCAGCAAATAATGAAGCCATTCATGCGAGAGCAAGAGAGGCACTGGCTGGTGCAGATCAACATTATTCCAGCTTAATTAAAAAGGCATATGAGGTCATTGACACAGCAGATCAAACAGCAAATCTTAATGCTAAGACAACATCAATCAAACTTATTGCTGATATTGAAGCAAAAAGACTTGACATGCTTCATCGTGCAGGTCTTTTAGATAATAAAGAGGTGGCAGAAGAACTTGCTCGTATGGAAGAAAAGCATCAAATTCTTATAAATATTCTTAAAGATGTTGCTACAAAACATCCAGAAATTCGTAATGAAATTATGTCAAAGCTTTCTGAAGCAACTGACGGAGTGATCATAGTTGACAATTGATTTCTCTGATTTCATGGAGGCTCTTGATGACAATCCATTTCAGGAAGAACCAGTAGATGTAGAAACCTTTGTAAAGTCCCCAGACTTTTTAGGGCAGCCAGAACTGTCTCACTATCAGTATGTTCTCGTAGAGTGCATGAGTCAGATATACAAAGAAAAAGATCTGCAAAGATTTATGGGAAAGGAAGAGGGTAGTGAACACTATAAGAAATATACTAAGTCAGAAGTTATATTGCAACTTGGCAAAGGATCAGGTAAGGATCACACTTCTACTGTGGGTTGTGCTTATCTTGTTTATAAGCTTCTTTGCTTAAAAGATCCTGCTGCATATTTTGGTAAGCCCCCTGGTGATGCTATTGACATTATCAATATTGCTGTAAACGCACAGCAAGCAAAGAATGTTTTCTTTAAAGGATTCAAAAACAAGATTGATAAATCTCCATGGTTTGCTGGAAGGTATGATGCTAAAGTAGACAATGTTGAGTTCGATAAGGCTGTCACAGTATATTCTGGTCACTCAGAAAGAGAGAGCCATGAGGGTCTAAACCTTATGCTTGCTGTCCTTGATGAGATTTCTGGTTTTGCCCAGGAGTCAAGTAGTGGCAATGAAAATGCAAAAACAGGAGAAGCAATCTATAAAGCATTCCGTGGCTCAGTTGATTCACGATTTCCCGACTATGGAAAGGTAGTTCTTCTTTCATTCCCACGTTACAAGGGTGACTTTATCTCTAAAAGATATGATGACGTTGTTGCTGAAAAAGAAACTGAATTTAAAAAGCATACCTTTGTTCTTAATCCTGCCTTGCCAGAAGATGATCCAGGAAACACCTTTGATATTGAATGGGAAGAAGACAGAATAGAGTCTTATAAGTTCCCTGGAGTTTATGCGCTCAAAAGACCTACATGGGAAGTAAACCCAACAAGAAGCATTGAAGACTTTAAGCTTGCATTTTATACAGATCCAGCAGATGCAATGATGCGCTTTGCCTGTATGCCTAGTGTATCTTCAGATGCATTTTTTAAATCACGGGACAAGATAGAAAAGTCATTAAGTATTCGTAATCCACTTGACACCTTTAGAAGAATAGATCCTAGTTTTAAACCAGATCCCGATACAACATATTTTGTACACGCCGACCTAGCACAAAAACATGACAAGTGTGCAGTAGCATTAAGCCACGTTGAAAAATGGGTAGAGGTGCAAACATTTAATGACTACACTCAAGTAGTGCCATTTGTTGTTGTAGACATGATTGCATGGTGGGAGCCTCGTAGAGAAGGGCCAGTAGACCTATCTGAAGTAAAGAACTGGATTATTGATCTTAGAAGAAACGGATTCAATCTCGGATTAGTGACATTTGACCGATGGCAGTCGTTTGATATTCAGCGAGATCTAAAGAGCGTTGGTATTAATACAGAGACTCTTTCGGTAGCAAAGAAACACTATGAAGATCTTGCCATGCTTTTTTATGAAGAGCGGGTTGTTGCACCACATATTGAAATACTTTTAGAAGAGCTTTTGGAACTTAGAATCGTGTCAAATAACAAGGTCGATCACCCAAGAAAGAAGTCAAAGGACTTGGCTGATGCAATGTGTGGATCTGTTTATAATGCAATCTCTCACTCCAAGAAAAATACTTTTGGAGAAATAGAGGTACACACATGGTCCTCATTTAAAGCAGATAGAAATAGAGAATTAATAGAAGAAAAAGAAAAACCACAAATGACAGATGATATAAAAGATTATCTTTCTAACTACAAACTGATATAGGAGACAAATGTTAAAAGTAGGTAAGGCAATGTGCTTTGATGATATTCTTCTTGTTCCACAAAAAAGTAGTGTTTCTTCACGACATGAAGTAGATTTGTCAATGTCAATAGGGTTCAAAAATAAAAAAATAAACCTTTCTCTTCCAGTAATAGCAGCACCAATGGATACTGTATGTGATACTGAAATGTGTATTGCCATGCATAATGCTGGAGGTATGGGAATTCTTCATAGATACATGTCTTACCAAGAACAAATCCTAAAGTCTCAAAACCTATTAGAAAAGGAAATAAGGTTTGGCGTTGCCATTGCGTCAAATAATGGATATCTTGCTCAGGCAGATCATCTATATAATATCGGAGTAAGAGTCTTTCTTGTTGATACTGCAAATGGTCATGGTACTTACGCTACTAAAGCAGTAGCACAACTTAGAAATGCATTTAAAGATGCACACATCATGGCTGGCAATGTTTCTACAAAAGATGGTTTTCTCAGGCTTGCGGAAGCAGGAGCAGATTCTATTCGTGTAGGTATAGGCGGTGGTAGCGCATGTACTACAAGACTAGTCAGCGGTCATGGAGTTCCAACACTACAATCAATTATGGATTGTGCAGAAACATTTCAGGAGTGTTCTATAATTGCTGATGGTGGAATTAAAACTAGTGGAGACATGGTAAAGTCTTTTGCAGCAGGAGCAGATGCAGTAATGATGGGGTCAATGCTTGCAGGAACAGACGAAGCACCAGGCGAGATACTTGTGTCTGCTGACGGTAGAGAAGTGAAAGCTTTTCGTGGGATGGCAAGTGCCTCTGCACAGAAAGATGCTACGGGAAAGGTTTCAGTACCAGAAGGTATATCTACTACTGTTCCATATAAGGGGTCTGTTTCACATATCCTTGATCAAATTCGTGGTGGATTGGGAAGTGGGTGCTCTTATACAGGAGTAGAAAAACTTTCATTTATTGAAGAGTTTTCAGAATATGTTACTGTTTCAGCACTTAGCGTTAATGAATCAATTCCACATGCAAAACTAAGTTAAAATAGATATATGTCAGATTACGATGAAGAGGCGCAAGAGCTAATTGAATTTCTTATCAAGATGGGAATATTAAAACCTCTAGGATATAATGAAGAATTAGATGATGAGATGTATCTTATATCAGATAGTGCGGCTGATTTAATGCCAGAACTTCCCAAAATGAAACAGCAAGAATTAAATTCAGCAGTATTTGATTTGTGGAGTTTAGATATGCTAGACGTTACATTTGGTGATGACGGAGAACCCCTCGTTGGATTAAATAAAAATAGTACAGATCCAGAAAAAATAGAGG